AAAAAAAAATAAAGTTTTTTTCTATATAGAGGGTTTAGGACTGAAAATGGGAAAAATGGCGTAAATGCTTGTTTATTTTTTCCGACTTTCAGCCCTCTTTTTTGTGTCATTGGTAAGTCATTGATTTATATATTTTTTTTGTATTCCCAGTAAATGAGGGTTAGAACTATGCGGGTTATTTCACTATGTAGCTTAAAAAGTGTATTTGTAATATTATGAGGTCAATAATTTATATTTTATGGCAAAACGCAAAAATTCAGTAAAACTTACTAGCGAACTAACACCAAAGCAAAGGTCATTCGTAGATATACTTGTTGCAAATTGGGGCAGTATGTCTAAAGCTGACGCATGTATCCAAGCAGGATACACAACAAAAGACCCTAACAAAAAACCTTTTGAAATCGCCTCACGCCTTACAAACCCAGAATTAAATCCGCATGTATGTAGATACTTAGAAAAAAGATTATCACAAGAATTAAATAAATATGAAAAAGACAAATTAAAATCATATAAAGTATTTGAAAGATTGCGAACTAAAGCAGAAGAAAAAAACCAATACGCCTCAGCAATTAATGCAGAATACAGAGCAGGACAAATGGCAGGTTTCTTTGTAGATAAAAAAGAGATAAACCATATAGGTTTAGAGGGAATGAACAGAGAGCAATTAGAAAAACGATTAAGTGAACTTGAAAAAAATATAAATGAAAACAAACAAATCATTGACATTACAGCTGAGACAATCGTTGAAAAATAGCGATTGGAATGTTTTTATTAGCCAATTTAATAAGGTACATAATAAACACCTCAATAGTAGTGTAGGCACAGTACAAATAAAAATTTATGACAAAAAGAAAACTAATAAATAAAAAAGCTAAACGAGAGATAGATAGATTTCCATTGGTACAAATCAAATGGCTAGACATTACTTCCGACAGCTCGTGGCAAGATATAGATGATTTTCTAAAAGTAAAACTCCCAGTATGTACTACAAAGGGACACCTCATATCACAAGCAAATGGTTTAACTAGGGTATTTGGTGACTTTGCCCTTAAAGATGAAAAGACTGGGCAAATAGATGAAATCGCCAATACCACAATAATACCTAATTCAGTTATAATAGAGATTAAAAAGATTTAATTAAATCTTTTCTTTAAATATTATAATTGATAAAAATATAATTCCTATTGTTAGTGTTCCCCCTATTAACAATGGCAATATTATCAAATTATACATTTTATAAAGTAATAACAAATCAGCATAAAATAATATCGTTGTTATTATTAATATCCATTTCATAGTTTTCCTTTTTTGTTAGTTTATTTTTGCCACTTATCAACGCTGTATTTATTAGCATTAATGCGTGTTGCTTTGTAGTTTTTATCAAAATTATTCGTTTTATTAAAACTAATAATCTTAATAAAATTCTTTAATACATTACAAATCATTTTTGATTTATTTGTTGTTTTAATTTTTTTATTATTTCTTCGTATCTATCGGCATTTAATCCGATTTCATTATCTTCTAACTCTTTTGGCTCGACAATGTCGTGCCACTCCGTCAAGGCGTCCAATAGATTTAAAGTTTCTTGTTTTGTTAATTGCATTTTATCTTCCTTTCTTTTTTGTTTCATTTACGCATTTTAGACACTCTGTCCCGTGTTCCGTGTGTATTGCGTAAAAGTCTTTTGCGTCTATGGTCTTTTCCGTGTATTCGTCCCCACAATTCACACAAGACCAGCCTTCTGGGTATGCCCAAATAGCTTGGTATCCTTTTAATTTTTCTAATATCATTTTATTATTCCTATTGGTTGAACAGTTATAACTTTAATCTTTTTAATCTTATAACTTTTTAATTTTTCTTTAATTTTTGTTTTTACAAAATCATTAAAGATATAATTACTTGCTTTATTATTATCCTCTAAATGTTTAAATTTAGAATAAATATAAGCCGTTGCCTTATCTTTAGAATTAAACGAAACATTTTTTAATAATTTGTTATGTTCGTAAACCCCCCATTTATTATCAATTAACATTAGTTTCCCTTTCATTTATTGTTTGTTTTATTTTGTCTATTATTTCTGCCCTTGTGTAGTCCATATAACGCCTTGTAAAGTAATCGTTATCACTTCGAACTGATACAAGAATTACACCAGTTAAATACTGCGTTAAAGAAATAAAGCAGTCTTTATATGTAAAGTAATGTTCTTTATTCATTATATCCAACGCTGTTTAATTGCGTAGCCATCGTTAAATAGCTTGTGTGATAGCGTATATATAAGATGAAAACCCATATCCATACCACACCCACCAACACTTACAGCGTTTGTCTGTTCCTTATATTTATAACCTAAAGCAGTCGCAACATACCAAGACCAAAACAATGGGCTATTATCTTTAATACCCATCACTTTGATATGTCTGTTCATACCACTAGCCGACACCTTTTGAACACTTGTAAAAAGAGTATCACCCTCTTTAATATGTTCTTTTAAATAGTTTAACGCCTCTAACTGTTCTTTTTGTTTTTCTTTTTTAATCATAGTTTTACTCCTTTATTGTTTAGTTTTGATAGTTTATTAACTATCCCATAACGCCTAAATAATAGGCGTTATAAGTTAATTAAATTTTTATGAACAATAACTTTTTTTAAAACCAATTATTTTACCAGTGTTATCAAGTTCATAAATCTGGCTATCGTGTTTTCCAATACTTAATAAATACTTATCAACTTTTTTATCATAAGCAATTATTACATCATCATAGCTTAAAGATTTATATTCATCTAATTGCTGAACATAAGACTGGCAATCACTTGATAAATTATCATAATACTCTTTGTTAATTTCTCTTGTATCTACCCAGATAGTTTCATAACCTAAAAACTTTCCAGTCCATAAATCAATTCTTGGCTCTCTGATAGGGTGGCAACCAGAATTAAATGCACTTTCAATAGATTGCAGGTCATCGTTTTCTATAAAGTTATTTATTTTATCAGTTAGTATAGTCATAGTTTTGCCTCTTTTTTAAAAAGAACTTCCGCAACACCAAGATTTAGTTTTTCCTCTAATGATTGAATTGCTTTGTCTTTTATATCTAATTTAAAATATAGATATTCAATCTTTTCTTTAAGCTCTTTCACTTCATAATTAAGAAGTGAAATCTTAATTTTTTCTTTTGATTGTGTCATATTTTTATTATCCTTTGTCATTGTTTAATAACTGTTAACTATCATTGTTAATATATAATGCAACATAATAGTAGAATATCCCATAAGAAATAAAACAACAAAAACAAGGACTTATTGACTTAATATAAATACAGCTTTAGGTTGTGCTGATATGTCAAAGACTAATGAAAGTAAGCTATATAATTTAATTAAAAAAACAATTAAAACTGCACACTTTACAAGAATTGAAAGCTATACAATCAACGGCATACCAGACCTTAATTGTGTATATAAAGGGCAGGAGTTCTGGCTCGAACTTAAAGCAAACGATATCAAGAACTGCAACTTATCCAAGTACCAAATCAACTGGATACTACAACATCAACAACACGGGGGCATTGTCTTTATCTTGAATAAGACCCTCTCGCAGTCCACGCTTAAACTGTATAGACTTGATAAGTCCACCGTGTGCCGTGAAGTCTTATCCACGACACCAGACGCAAAGGGCATTGAGCAAGTATTCGAGTATATTGCAACGCAACATAGATATGTTGCAACGCAAGGGTGATAACAATTAATTATCGGAACTACTTATAGAAGGTAGAATACAACCTGAGGTTGTATCGTGGCTCGTGTAGCTAGGTCGTTGAGGCTCTATACACGCAGGAGTTGAATTGGTTTTATATTCAATATAATAGGGATTAATTAAAAAAAGAGTGTCTTTGTAAGTGACCCTTGCGCAGGACTTATACATACACTACAGTGGATTTTTGTATGGACCCTAAAATTACAAATGTTGACCTATTAACCACTGATCAATTACGTGAGAAAGTTGAGCACGCATGGATCCAACATATTAAGCTGTGCCAGGATAATTTTTTATATTTTGTGAAAGAGATGTGGCCAGACTTCATTTTTCGTAAAGAAACTGAAAGGACCCGATGGGGACA